AGGTACTCAAACTTGCGCAAGAACACCGGTTGCATGACGGAGCCGTTGTTGATGCTCATGGACACAGTCTTGCGCCAACGTGCAGGCTTGGCCAACACAGGATTGTTTGGCGTGACGGTTGAATTTGCCACAGTCAATTGACCAAGCGTCTTGATCTCTTGCGCAATTTCAAATTCGCAAAGCGTGATAAATGTCGGAATTGCATTGACAACAGCCGCATCACTGCGCTCCAAGTACTGAAGCACAGTAGACGTCAGCGAATCGTATGTCATGACCCAGCTAGGTGTACTCATGTCAGTCCTTTATGGTTGCCCAATTGTCGCATTTTAGGCGAGCATTGTCATCGCTTTGTTCTCAACGTCGGTTGCTCGTGCCAGCCAGCCTTTGAGGAATTTCTCTTGAGTGGCGTTCTTTTCAACCAAACCACGGTAGAAGTTGACTTTTTGGTTCGTGAACCCAAGCAGCAACATGCGGGGATCGGCTTTTGCCACCGCTGCCAGCGTTGCAGGCCCAATAGAGCCGTCATCCTTTGCGCCAACACTGCGCTGGATGAACTTTGATGATTGGCCCACACCAGCGTTCACAGCGAAGTCAAACGCCGCATAGTCAAGGCCCTTGGGCAACTCGTCGCAGTGCATCTTGTCCCAGTACATCTTCTTGTAGAACGGCTTGACCACGTCAACCGTCAGTGCCTTCATCTCGCCATCCTGAATAGCGCGGCCAAGATAAGCAGCCCAAGCAGCCTTAGTAACCCCAAGGTTCGTCTCACCACCTGCATCATGAGGATCGTTGACATAGCCACCTTCCGATTGAATGAGTCGGGCAAAAGATTCGTCAAAGTTTGTTTGCATATTAGTGTTTGTGTGAGTTACCAAAATAATAGGACAAGATCAGCATGGTGGCTGCATCTAAGCTGCCCAACATACGGATCACAATCTCGCGCATACCATCAGGAATGCTGTGATTGAGCAACAAGATGTTTACGATTGCCCACAGCAGGAACATACCAATCGCCAAGAACGGTGTGACCATCTTTGAGTACCAAGGGGCTGTGGCGCTGGTTGCAATTTCTTGCTCACGCTTACGTGCTGAGTCGCGGTCAGCAGCATCCAGCTTGGCGTACTCCAACTCCATCTCTGCTAACTTCTGAGCGGCTGCGGGGTCGCCAGCGATTGCTTTTGCCACTTCCTCCACAGTTTCTCCGACACCAAGGCGAGAGGCAATGGCACTAACAGCAGCACCCCCAAGAGGGCCAGCAACAGCAGTTGCGAGAGTGGGCGCAATACCCTTGAGTAAATTGACCAGATCATTCATCGTCCTTTTCCTTCAAAGTAAAAGTTTTTACCTTACGTTCTTTCTCTTCCAACCGAACAATGATTGCCTCGGTTTTCTTCAACTGTTTGGCTTGGTACACAACCAAAAAAGACAGACCCATTATGCAAAAAATAATGAGAGTGACGATGACAACCCAACGTGTGAATTCGCTCATAGAGTGAAATACAACCCCATCATCTCCAACAGGCCGATCACCACCGCCACCGCGTACACCAGCTTGGCTTTGAGAACTTCGTTGCGGTACTCGCGTTGCCATGCTGTGTCTCTTTCCTTCTTGGCCTTCACCTCACGGGCAAACTCTTGCTCTTCCAAAATCTGTTCATAGGTTCGGTTGAACCGAGCGTACAAGTCTTGCAACCCCAAATGCTCTGGTGTGTACACCATCGCTTCCCTCACCTGCGTTGACAGTTGCTTCAACTGCCACTCAATCTCAATCCTGTCAATCGCACTAGACGCCACTTTGTCCGTTGTGGCCGACTCATGTTCCAACTCACGGCAATGCAGTTGTAATGCACGTATCGCCTCAAAATACACTTTCATGTTCTCGCATATTTCGTGGACAGCTTGCGCTTGGAACTCTTCGTAAGTCAGTTCTGGTTCTTTGACTCTTTGTTTTGGCTTTGCTTCTTCTGGCTTTCCAGCGTCTGCAACAGGTTTCTCAGCCTTTCCGAATAGACCCCTGACCCATCCCCAGAGTCCAGTAACTTCTTCAAAAAGTTCTTTAGCGTCACTGACGCCACCTTCAACTGTTTTCTTGAACTTGTCAAGATCAGCCTTCCCCTCTGAAAGCATTTGACAGCCGTTGCGGATAGCAGCAACTGCACCTTGTGCCAGCATGAGAAAGCTGATCGGGTCAAGCACATCACTTTTTAGTAACTTGAGACCAGAACAACGCGACCGTGCCAAATGCAGCACTGATCCAAAGGACGGGCTTGGCCAAGTCAGCCACCCAACCCAAGACTTTTACCGCACCTTGTGCCGCTGTAATCGCAGAAACAAGGTCTTTGGTGCTTGCATCAATAGAATCCACCTTGGCTTCAACAGCAACAAGGCGGTCGTATATTTGCTTGTGGGTCACGTCGTCTGACATCATTTACTCCGATAGTTTTGCTTCTGCAGGTTGTTCAGCCAATGACTGCTTCAACATGCCAAAGAATGTATCTCGTCCAACCGACAATTGATCAAGATTGAACTTGGCCGAGTTGACCTTGCGCTCCAAATCAATTACGTGGTTTAACAGAGCTTTTTGTTGCTCCGTCAGTTTTTCCGTGTCGTACTCGACGCCATCAATGACTAGCTGAGGTTTTGTGTTGTTACTCATGCTTTTCTCCTTGTGCGCCACCAAAGTCGGGTGGTGGCTTCCCGTTAGAACATCAAAAAGAAGTTGCCAGTGTTTCCAACGCCACTGCTGAATATCCAACCCAGTGAACCGTTGTTGACCGAGTTAGCACCTGCGTACCATGTACTTGACAGGCTGTATGCACGCACACCTGTGATTGTCAAATAGTTTACACTTACCGATCCGCTTGTCAGAATCAAGGTGCCGGGGCTTGATGCTGATGTTCCTTGAATGGTCAGCAATTTACCCGCTGTGCCTGTTCCTGTGAACTGAGTGAGCGTTTGGGTTGTCGTGCCAAGGGTAATGTTGGTTGCACCAGTTGCGCTATAGCTGTTGGTAATGTTCTTGAAGGTGTTGTTGCCAGTGATGGTCAACGCACCTGCACCGCCTTGGTCAAGCGTGATGTTTGAGTAAGATACGCCGCCACCAGCAAATGTTTTTGCAGATGCGTTGGTAAGGCTGATTGTGCCCGTGCCTGTGACGGTAAGGTTGGTGGATGTTGCGTTCCAAGCAGTACCACTTGATCCAATAACCCAAGTCCCCGACCCAATGGCTACAGTTCTAGTATTCGCCCCCTGAGAACTAAAACCGAAAGTAGAACCTGTAGGCGTAGTAACGTTGTATGTGGAAGCATCAAAGGTGCCAGCCGTAACAGTCACAGCGTACCCCGCAGTATATGAACTATTAAACGCATCCTGCAACGTCACCGAACCGCTAGGCGTGTTGACAATAAATGCTTGTGTAAACGTCTTACCCGCACTTGTAATCGTCTGACTACCGCGCCCTGCAAACGTCAGCGTAACCGTACCCGTCAGCGTAGTGCCAGTACCGTTAATCCAGTTTCCGTAGATTGTTGGTGTAGTTGTACCAGTTGCAAATGTCATCGTATTGCTAGTACGGGCGGACATATCAATCGTGCCGATATTGTAGGAGGCATTAAAGGTTGATGTTTGCCCGGAAGACGGATAAGGAACAGGAGAAGAAGGGAATACTGCCGTGTCTTGCGCTAATGGGAAAGCAGTTATGTCAGCAGTTCCGTTGTTTGTAAACGACCACGTTGTAGCTCCCCAGTTGCCAATCGTATTTCTGTAATACACAGTCTTTGGCGCAGGGAACGTAATCCCGCTGTTGCCCTTGCAGTCACCCAATCGAGTACCGCTGACAGGAGCCGCTGCACCAGCAATCGTAATGTCTCGAAAATCAATGTCGGTTAGTGATGCAACAGCAGCGCAAGTTAGTGTGCGTGTTGTGCCAATGGTGTCGGACTGAACAAACGTGCGGCAGGTTGCATCGGTGCCAGCGGAAAGCGTCAGTGTGCCGTTGATGATTTGGTTTGCGTTAAATATGACGTTGGAAACACCTGCCACCGCTTTTCCTGCAACACTCAAATTATTGAATGTGTTTGCACCTTGGATGGTATTTGTTGTTATTCCAGTTGATGTAAAACTGACGTTGTAATATGTCAGGCCTCCGCCAGCAAATGTTGGAGATGCCGATGAAAGAGATAAGGTTGATGTGCCCGAATTAAGCGTCAAGTTTGTTGATGTAGTAAATGAAATAGGCGTTGCACTTGCGGCAGTAACAGTAGATGAACCCAAACTGATTGTTCGGTCATTGCTGTTGCCAGACAAAATGGCAAGAACAGTAAATGCAAAATTGCCTGTATTGAATGTTCCATTAGTGTAAGTTGCAGTCGAAGTTGTGGTCAATGCACTACCAAGTGTCCAACCACAACCAACACCGTTAACTTCAATTGTCGAAGCAAGCGTATTACCATTGGTGGTAAACGTCAGCCCTGTACTTGAACTGGACAGCGTGATTGCACCCGTGTACGTCCGTGTGATACCCGATGCCGCCAGACTCACGTTGCCGTGAATAGCCAATGGCGCATTACCCGCCCATGTGACGTTACCACTCAAAGGACCAGCCATTGTGAGCGCGGCACAGCGCAGTTGAGTGGCCGTACAAGTGACCGTGTAAGCCGTTGCATTTGACAGCGTATTAAACACTACAGCATCAGCAGATGTGGGTACAGAAGCCCCGCCAGCGCCTCCAGAAGTGGCAGACCAGTTGGTTGTGGTCGTTGCATCCCAAGTGCCTGTACCGCCAACCCAGTACCGTGTAACAGCAGCAGGAGCAGCCGTTAGGATGAAGTTAGCCCCGCCACCTGGGTTTGTGCTGTTGGCTCCAGCATAAAACTCGCCGGGAGATGCAGAGGAAACAGAGCCAACACCTGTGTTGGATAGATAGTCAACGCCAGAAACACGAGCACCAGCAATAATTAACGTAAATGTGCCGGAAAGAGAAACCACGTTGCCAGCCGAACCTGATACAGACCATTTTCCAACAGTAGTGGTAACAGTTGTGCCGAGGTTAATCGTGTGTGCAACCGTCTTGGTGCTGGCGAGTTCGGTGAACTGGTTGTTGCCAGAGAAAGTAAGCGTTGATGTGCCTGTTGTACCGCCAATGGTCAGCTTGTTGTATGACAGACTTCCGCCAGCAAATGTTCGAACAGTCGTGCTGGTATCTGACAAAACAATGTTAGCCGTGCCTTTGTAAAAAGTTAAGCTGCCAGCAGCAGTCCAAACAACGCCTGTACCTGAAAGAGTCCATGTTCCAGAACCCATTTTCAAAGTTCCAGATGGTGAAGGATTAATTGTAGCTAACCCCACTGTCACGTTGTACGACACAGCGTCAAACGTGCCAGATGTCAAAGTCAATGTTCTTGCAGAAGTCAGCGTCAATGCGTCTGCAAGCTGAACGGTTCCTGTGTAGCAGTCAATGGTGACTGGGCATCCAAACGTCACGCCGTTGTTGGTGATGGTTTGTGTGCCACGACCAGAAAATGTTGTTGTTCCCGGAAAACTTCCAGATGTAACGCCAGTTCCAAAACTCCAGTTGCCATAAATTGTTGGGCCAATTGACGTACCGTTTGCCAATGTCATTGCACTGGTTCTTGCCGAAGCATTGACAGTTCCAATGTTCCATAAGGCATCAAACGCAATCGTTCCAGCCGACCCAGTATTGTCAAACACAGCAGTGTCTTGAGCCAGTGGAAAGTTGTTAGCCGCAGGTGATCCACCGCTTGATGTTGCCCATGCGGTTGCACTCCAGTTTTGAACACCTGTTAGGTTCCAATACACCGTCTTAGGGCTTGGGAATGTAATACCTGAATTACCACCGCAATCCCCTGCACGAGTTGGAGATGCGCCAGCGGCAGCCCCTGCAATGGTGATGTCTCTAAAGTCACAGTCATTAGCAGACAAGCTGTTGACGGTTAGTGTGCGGTTTGTACCAACGGTATCTGATCGCAGGAAGATGCGTTGATTTGCGGATGCGCCAGCACAAGTTAATGTGCCGTTAATTGTTTGGTTTCCGGAAAAACTGCATTGTACTAACCCTGCCGAAGCGGGAGCAGTAATTGTAATATTATTGTAAGTGCTAGAACCTGCAAATGAATGTGTTGCGGAAGTTGTTCCAGTAAAAGATACGTTATAAAAAGTTAGGCCAGTAGCTCCAAATCCAACTCCTGCCGCTGAAGTACAGTTTATCTGTGATGTACCCGCATTAAAGGTTAAATTAGCTGAAGTTGAAAATAAAGCCAATCCACTGGCACTAAATGTTAATGTGCTTGCACCAAGGTTAATTGTCCTGACGTTGCTATTGCTTGACGACAAAGAGGCAGCCGTTACTGCATATCCTTTTGTGTCAAAAGTGCCGTTGGTGACGGTAATTCCGTTTGCGCCAAGGTTTACCGCATCAGCAAACTGTACTGTGCCGCCGTAGGAATCAACGATAATACCGACGCTAAACAATTTACCCGCGCTAGTAATCGTTTGCGTGTTTCGACCAGAAAATGTTGTCGTTAAACCGCCAGAAAGTGTTGTTCCAGAACCATTTGATAAATCACCGTAGATTGTTGGGTTGTTGGTAGGACTAAGTGTCATGGCATTTGTACGGGCGCTCATATTGATGCCAGACAAATTGGTAATTGCCGTATCAATCGTCACCGTTGCCGATGTGTTCAGCCCAGTATTGACAAACGTAGCCGTGTCTTGCGCCAGTGGGAAGTTGGCGTCACTGGTTGCGCCACCAGCAGATGCAGCCCAGTTCGTACCAGACCAGTTACCGCCAGCGGCAGTGGCCCAATACACAGTCTTTGGCGCACTGAACGTAATACCGGAGCAACCACGCAAGTCACCAATGCGAGTTCCGCTAATGGGCGCAGCAGTACCAATGACGTAGATGTCACGGAAGTCAGCATCAGTCAGGCTTGGTGCGCTGTTGATGGTCAGGGTTTGGGCGATGCCGTATGTGACTCCACGGAACCATATACGGCGGTTACCTGCTGTGCCTGTGGTGGACAGTGTGCCGTTGATTGTTACAGGGGAATCAAATGTGACTTGAGTTACGCCAGCGGCAGAAGGACCAACAAAAGACAAATTATTAAATGTTGCAGAACCTGTAAGTGTTATTGTTCCAGCGCCAGCGTTTGTAAATGCTACGTTATAAAGATTAACTCCCCCCGGTATAAAAGTTGCAATTGAAGTGCCGCTAGAGGAAATAGTTGATGTTCCTGCGTTAAATGTTAGCCCCGTTGAAGTTGTGAAATTGAGCTGAGTTCCTGTTCCATTCAAAGTAACCGTACTGCTACCCAGATTGATCGTGCGGGTGTTGCTATTGCTTGACACTAAAGAACTTGCAGTTACAGGGTTGTTGTTGGTGGTAAAATTACCTGTTGTGACGGTAATTGCTCCTGAAGATGAAAACGCATCAGACAAACTAACTGTTGTGCCCGAATTGCAGTTAATTGTTACAGGGCCGAGCGTCTTTCCAGCGCTTGTAATTGTTTTGTCGTTGCCGCTTACAAACAGAAGAAGGCCTGAATGTGCCCATGTCATTCCAGAAACAGCAAGCACAGACCCATAAAGAGAAACCTGAGAAATTCCTGCAAAAGTTCCCGTAAACCCAGTAAATGTCAAATTGTTGCAATTGGCAGTAGCGGTTACAGTAACCGTCACCGCACCAGATGCGGCATTGAAAAAAACATCATCTGAATTGGTAGGTACAGACGCACCACCAGCCCCGCCTGACGTTGCTGACCAATTTGTTGTGGTTGATGCGTCCCAGTTACCCGACCCGCCAACCCAATAACGTGAAGCCATGCTTTACTCCTCAGTCTGAGGAGGTGCGTCCACGATGGCAAGCCAGTTTGCCAAACGTTGTTGCTTCATCGCCTCAATGTCTGCATCGCTTGGGATGGCATCATCAGGGAAGTGCAAAGCGTCAGCAAATACGCCATATTTAGTGTCAAAAGAAAAGTCAATTTTCATGTCTGCTCCTTATGCTTGTGTGGCCACTGCGACAACGTCCCAACGGGTGTTGTTGGCATTGTAAATACAGCCCACATAAATTGTTTTGTTGGCGATGGTAGTCGTTGGAAGTGTAGTACCAATCACGGTGTACGTTGCGTTCCAAGACAGTGTTTGCGGGGTTCCGTTGTCCAAGAGTCTGAAGATCAACTTGTCGCCATCAACAGGCGTTCCGGTTGGAGCGTTGATGGTCAAAGCTGCAGCCAATGCCGTGAACGCATACTCATCATACGAGGCAATTGTCGGAGTGACAGACGATGCCGAAGCCACGCTAGACACCCTTGGGTCAATACGCTTGTTCGTGAACGTCTCAGCCCCTGAAAGGGTGCTCAAAGTGCCTGTGGTGGGCAACGTGACGTTCGTTGTGTTTGTGGTCGTCAAGGTCGTTGCAAACGCACCGCTGGTGGTCAAATTGCCACCAAGCGTGATTGTGTTTGAACCGTTGTTGACGCCTGTGCCGCCGTATGTAGCACCAATGATTGTGGCATTCCATGTGCCAGAAGTAACCGTGCCAATGCTGGAAAGACTCGGCAGCGTGGTCACACCAGTGTTGACCAGTGTTCCCGATGTTGGCAGGGTGACGCTGGTAAGGGCTGTTGTGGTCAAAGTCAGACCAAAAGCGCCAGAAGTCGTGAATGCACCGGCGGTGGAAATGTTGCCACCAAGGGTGATGGTGTTGGAGCCGTTGTTTACCCCCGTACCGCCGTTTGCACCCACCAAAATGCCTGCAACAGTGACCGCACCGGTTGTTGCTGTTGATGGCGTCAGTCCGGTTGAACCGAACGTGATAGACGACACGTTGACGTTTCCTGACTTTGAAGCCAGCGTCTGGACTGTGCCGGTGTTGTCTTTGTAAAACAACTTGCCATCGGTGATGTTGATCGCCAACTCGCCGTTTACAAGGGCTGTGTTTACAGGAACGGCGGCTGCTGTCGTGCTGTAGTACAACGAAATTGGGGTGTAGCCTGATGCTGACATGATTTTTCCTTAGAACGTGCCGCCTGAGATGCCACCAGTGATAGTGCCATTCGCTGCATTTACAGTTATTGATGAGTTTACCAACTGAGGCTGATTGCCGCTAGTGGCGGTGACAAAAGTCAAGTAGTTTGTTGCGCCTGATGTAACCGCTGTGATGTTAGTGTTCGTTGCGTTTGTTGCATTCGTTGCGTTTGTTGCGTTTGTCACCGCAGTCGTACCAATTACTGATACCACTTGTGCCGCAGTCGCCGCCGTAAAAGCACTCGTGCCGTTGCCGTATGCCAACCCAGTCAATGTAGAAGCGCCCGTCCCACCGTTGGAGACTCCTAATTGGCCAGAAACCGCAGTGGATTGATTTAAAGCAACCGCATTCCACTCCATCTGAGTTCCGCTTGCGTTGACAACCAAAGACTTGTATGCAACGCCCAAAGTCAACTTAGCCCATGTATTTGATGCGGAGCCGTACAACAAGTCACCAGTTGTGACGGTGTTTGTTCCTGTACCACCGTTTGTTGCCGCAACAGTCCCAGTCAAAGAAATTGTTGTGCCCGTAATATTGATGTTTGTGCCGCCCACATAGTCCAATTGGTCATTGAACAACGTAAATGGCAGAGCAGTCGTTCCAACCGTGATGGCCGCAGTTTGGGAAAGAATGTAAGAACTACCGGCATTTGTTGCGCCAGCATTTGTGAAGAAATAAGCGTTGTTGGCGATTTCTCCAGCCGCTGCTTGGTCAAAGTCAGTGGCCCGAGTCAAAATGTATGGCGTGCCTACACTACCTGTTTGCGTAACAACGTAAGCGCCGTTGTTGGCTTGTGCAACCTCATTCTTGACCAAAATGCGTTGCGATGTAGTAACTGGATTCCCATCTACAGAAAGAGCACCGTTTGCATTTGCTGTCAGAGTAGCGCCAACACCTGCAGACCCATTGTTGTATGTATTGGCTGGAAGTGCGGCAGAAGTTGCATAGACCACCGCTGGGTGGACCACAAACCCCGTTGATACCGCAGCATCCACATACTGTTTGGTTGCGGCTTGCAAAGAAAGAGTGGGGTCAGCACTCAGCAACACAGTTGATCCAAAAGTTGATGCGCCGCCAAAGTACGTTGTACCGTTGACGTTGAACTTGTAACCAGTGTCAATTGAGGTGTTGATTAAGATGTTGCCAGTGTTGCCTTTGACAATGGCGCGAGTGTTGACCAGCAGAGTTCCGCCAGTGAACAATACGATGTCACTTGCAGCATTACTTGTCCCCAAAAACAACGTGGAAGCCTGACCACTTGTCCCGCCACCAGTAAACAAATACGCAGAATTTGGCGTAAAAATCTCGTATGTGGGTGACGAATAATTTGAACTGTTTAATCCAAAATCAACAAAATACGATTCAACATCCGAAGCGTCGTTGTAGATAACGTAGTCAGCAGAAGCGTCAGAACCATTGTTGACGTTTTGGATGTAATTCAGTTGATAGCCGTTGTAATTGACAACAGAACTTGAAAAAGTCTGAATAAACGGCGTGTATGAGCTTGCACCAGTTCCTGTCAGCTTTACAGTTCCAGTGATCGCTGGACTTGCCAAAGTTTTGTTAGACAGAGTTTGAGTGCCAGTCAATGTGGCGACAGTGCTGTCAATTGCAATCGTCACAGGTGCAGAGCCGTTAAACGATGTGCCAGACAACCCTGTACCAATCGTCAACGTGTTGGGTGTGTTTGCTGTGACCGTTGTTGATCCACCAAGGCTGACAGAGTTGCCGTTGATGGTGATGGAGCTGTTGGTCAATGCTGAGTTAGCAATGCCACTCAATGTGCCGCCAAGAGTCAAGTTTCCACTTGATGTGACCGTGCCAGTCAAAGTCAAACCATTGACCGTGCCAGTACCGCTAACAGAAATGACAGTGCCATCGCCTTTGCTGTTGAACGTATTCCAATCAGTTGGACTCAAAACGCCTCGATTAGTGGCCGAAGCCGTAGGCACGTTGAGCGTGATTACTGGTGTTGTTGTGCTATCAACGACAGTGGAACTCAAGTCAGTTCCAGAAGTTCCAAGCGTGAGCGCGGCCACTGATGTGACCGTACCACCAGCAATCGAAGATGCCGTGGTGATTGAGGTAATTCGACCAAATGTATCAACCGTAACAACCGGAATCAAAGTTGACGATCCATAAGATCCCGCAGTTGCACCAGTCGTGACCAAGTTGATCGTTGGGTTTCCGGTTGAACCGTCCCCGTTTGCCACGGAAATGTTGCCGGACGTCCCTGCAATCGCTAAGGGGCTAACCAAACCAGCTTTAACCCCCACCAATCCGGTTGAACCGGACATTGATTGGAAGTTGGCCAAGAATGAACCGAGCGTAATCTGAGGATCACCAGACACGCCGTTTGCATTGGTGATACCCAAGCCAGTACCAACACCAATTGAGCGTGCTGTGAGCGTTCCTAGTGCGGTTTTGACCTGTATTCCGTTGCTCGAGCTGTTCAAACTAGCCGCAGCACCAGTCAAATTGATTTGCAGCGTCCCTTGAGCGCCGCCATCAATGATCTGCAGCCCCGAACCTGCAGCCAAATACCGCGAGTTGGCCAGCGACGGTTGTTGCGTGGCAGTCAAAAACGTCTGTGTTTGGCTCGGTTGAACCGAGATTTGACCGGTCGTGGTTTGAACCGTGACGCCATTTTGGACAATCGGCACTGCCTCCGTACCCGTCAGGGCCAGAGCATTAGGCAAATCGGTGATCTTGACTTGTGCCATATTAAGGTTGTAGTTGAATCACGTCGATGTTTCCATCATCTTCGGGATTGTTGGTGTTTTGTTCAGTACTCAAGATGAAACCGCCATATCCACCCGTTGTAATGTCGTTGGGGTCTGTGGCCACGCTGACATCGGGACGAGGATACTGCAACGTGATGCGTTCAGTCTTGCGTGCAGGCAGTCTGTACGGGTCAATCTGATCCGCGCAACCTTGTTGGCAGACTTTGAGGCCAGGGAAGTTGGGATCTGGCATTGCCTCAATAATGGCACGCTTCATCTTGCATCTGTCGCAGATGAAAATTGCTATTGAAGCATTGCCACGAGTGTCTAAAAAACGAGGCATGTCTTACCTCGTATAAACGCTGATGTTGGGGCTGTAGTAGATCGGAGAACGGTCACGGTTTTCGTTCTCCATCATGATGAAGTACTTGTCGGCCTGCGCCTCAAGGTACTGCACACGGGTTAGATCAACGCCTGGCAAGATCAGGCTCATCTGGTGAGCCAGCATCAACTGAATGGCTTGGAATGCGTACTGAGGGATTTCTAACTGACCATTCATGTCGCCCACGTCCATCACTTGGCGCGAGTACCAAATGGTCATCTGGTAGAACGGATCTGATGGTGTTGGCCACAAAGTAATCTTGGACTGTGGCAACGTGCGGTTGAACCAATACTGGTATGGCTGGTTCGCAGTGAAGTTTTTGTTTGGCAGGTTGGTGTAGTCGTCTCGGTTCAACCGAGCCATCGTCACTTCGGTTGAATTGTTGCCAACGTAGAACTCAGCCACATTCAATGTGCCGCCGCCAGTCTCACGCATGCGGTAGTACTGTGCAGTGACGCCTGGGTCAATGTCGTACCACAGCCACTCACCGTTTACCCATGTTGTGACGCCCGTATCTTCGAGCAAATTCCAAGTCACGCCGTCGCTTGATGTCTCCAACAAGATGTGGAAGCTGCCAGAAGTGGCCGGCAAGATACCAATTGAACCAGCATAAATCGGATTGTTCATCCCGTAATTGATGCCGATGTAGCCGTTGGGCGATGTCTGAGCGTCTGAGGTCAGAATGTTGTTGTCAAAGGCCAAACCAGTGACGCCAGACGATGAAAAGTATGCGCCGCCTGCATTGGGTGTAGGACGGCTCATCTTGCGATACAGCGCGTTTAAAACATCATTGCCGCCCACTGGCAGCAAGTATTCATACTGGTCAGGACGAAGGCCGTAGACCTTCTTTTCAATTGCCCAATAGTTGATGCCCTGATTGATCAGGTTGGACATGATGAAGAACAGCGCCTGCTTTGCAGATTGCACCTGTTCAACCGTCAACTCTTCGGCCAATTTACCCGCTTGACG